TCTGGCTGCCGGCTGTTTCATAGTTGAGGACGGACACCATACGTATTTGTGACGTTTAGACGCTGCACACCAGTTCATAGACATGGTGCTCTACCCACGTTCCCGTGTGTTACCAGCACAGTGCAAACCCGTACGTGGTCGTGAGTGTTATTCAGTTGTACGCGCATGACTATTGGTCTGGCTGTGTTGCCAGTTCCTCGATGATTGCGTCGGCTTGTATGTCAGCAAGTTGGCTGAACAATGCGCGCAGCTCTTGACGGTCGGCTTCAGTTAAACGGCTCATTGGTAATCAGGCCTTTCCCATTCTTTGACTTGTGCGGTGTAGATAGTTGGGTGCGGTAGAAGTGACATGTCGTTAAGCATGTCATGGTGTAGGCGTATTGCGCCGTACTCGGGCGCGCCTAGTTGTTGTATCTCGTAACCAGTTGCCCAGCCGTGGATTAGTACCCGGTGTTTATGAACTTGGGCAAGAATGTAAATGTGGTTTAGGTCATCGTTTGGGCGTTGCGCTAACGACGGTTTTTTGTTTTCGGTGCTGCGGACTTGGTAACTCAATACGTCAAACCCGCCACGGTCTGCCTCTAGGTCTAACCAATGCTCACCCAACGACTTCGCTACTGCGTACTCACCAATAACGCCAGTGATGTTGGACTGCCACCAGTTTTGTTTGCTGTAACTTGTTTTGTCTCGGGGCTTCCGGTCTTTTTGCATGGCGCGTATGTTTCGGCGCGCACCGCTAATAGCGCAATACTCTAATTCCTCGTAGTCGAGCGTCACCAGTACCTTGCTCATATGTCACTCAGTCGCGCAATGACTGCGTCTAGGTCTTTTGGATACCAGCAGTAACATTCATACTCGGCTTCAACTAGGTACCGTTGCCACCGCAGCTGTGCGTCGGACTGTTTGTTACGGCCAACCTTCAACTCGGCAAACACAAGACCGCCAGTCGGGTGACTCATAACTAGGTCGGGGAAACCCGCGTCACCTTGAAAATGGGTGGCCCAACGCTCGCCAACTTGTGACGGCTTAGCATGGTAAATCAACCAGCCGCGCAACTTCGCTACCGCTACGACTTGTTTTAAGAATGCGGCTTCAGTCATGCCGGCGTAACTAGTGGTCGCCATTGGTTGCCTTTTCTAGTGCTTGTGCTAGGCGCTGGTAGTCGGCTTGGCAGTCCATAAGCTGTTGAATGACAATGTTTAACTCGCGCCTAAGGCTGTCGCATTGTTGGCGTGAGTCGTACAGCATGCTTGAGTACGCCCAGAGTGCTTGCTCTGCCGGCATTTGGTCTAAGTTGCTCATTCGTCCTCATAATCGCATCGTGGGCATGGCGTTTTCAAATACGCAACTTTAAACCGTAGGCGTTCAATTTCATCAGCCGCTTCCTCGTAAATCGTTGGAACACGAACCATGTGCGGGTGGTGTATTTCGTACAAATTGCTCACTTTGGCTTGCAAACGCAAACGAAAAGCGATATCGCTTTGCAATCGGCTCAAAATGTCGTCACTCATCATTTCACCTTTGGTATGGGTTTGATGGATAAGAACATTTCTTTAGCCTCGCTGTACGTCATGGGTGCTGTGGGGTCAAAATCTAGCCCACGTTCCGCGCACATTTGGGTAAGCATTTTTATTTGGTTTGGGGTCGCGCCCCCGCTGTTGCTTGTTTCGCGTGGTGCGGTTTGGCTTGCTTCGGTTTGTTGGCGTGCCGTTAGTCGAGCGCTGCCAATTTCTTTTGACCGTGGGCCGTCTACTGGTGGTGTGGGTCGCGCAATGCTTACCACGGTGCTGCGGTCGTCCTCTGCACCTTGCTGGCGTCCTAGAACCTCGTTGCTTGACGCTATGGACTTGTCTATGCCGAAACCCATGTAGCCCAATGCCCGCCCCAGCGCACTTGTAGCGCCGTTGGCTTGCTCAGACAATTTGGTAAATGTGGTGCGTCCCGGGTATGGCTCAAACATGTAAGCGGTTACTGGTATTGGGTCGTCTGGGTCACGGCTCACGGTGACTGAGCATTCAATAAACAACTGGTCCCCCACTTGGGTTATTTCTGGTCGGTGCTCAACGATGCGCAGCTGCGGGAAAACTTTTAGCGCTTGCTTGAGACGTGTCTTTACGTCTACGTACTCGGATAGGTCAAAAGCCATTACTCGTACCAGCCGTTCTCATGGTTGTTAATCCAGTCAGCGGCCCACAATGTCACCAAGCCAAAAACTGTCATAACGCCTACAAATGCAAAAATGCCTGCAATAGTTCTCATTTTGCACCGCGCAATGCTGTCTCTACTTTGTGGAAAAGCACGTTTATTTGTTCGGCTAAACCAGTGTGGCCGGCGTCGTAAAGTTCTTGGCTGATGTCGTCTAGACGGTCAAGAATGCTTAACGGTTTTGTTTCAAGCGTGCTTGGGTGTTCTAGTCTGCCGATGGCTTGGCGTAGGTCTTCGCACAAATGCGCGTCGTCCATTGCGTAGCTGTAAGCGTGTGCGCGTAGATTGCGGATTAGCACGTCGGTTGCTTTGGGTCGAGTGTTCGCCCACAAGTTTGCTAGTGCTTGGTCTACTTGGTCAGTCGGGTTTACCATTGTTGTCTCTTTTCTAGTCGGGGTGAAAATAACTAACGGGTGCAATATAGCACATTATTTTGTCGCGCTGTTGCCTTTCCATGGTGCCCAGCCGTGGCGGTTAAATAACGCTAAAGCGGCTTTAAGGTTTTTGCGGGGTGACCAGAGTTCGGTCATGGCTTTACGCACAATGCCGGCGTCTTGTAGAAATCGTTTGTTGCTGCCGTTCAGCTGCATAAGGCCGTATGAGCCGGTGTATGGGTCGCGCTGGTTCCATGCTCTAGCGAAGCCTTTTGACTCACGCGCGCATATCTGCATGAGCCGTGGAATTTCACGTTTAGCCCAGCCAACTTCTAGCGCTAGAGCTGTGAAGCGTAAGCAGTCGGGTTCTACTGCTGCTTTTGTTTGTGTGGCCGGCACGAGTAGTGCGGCTGTGGCGAGTACGCCAAGTAGTCGTTTCATAGGTTCTACCTTCCGTCGGGATAAGTAAAAACCTTAGTAGCGTTTTTGTGGTTTGGCGCGCCTTTCGGCTGAAAGCCTTATGGTGTAACGGTTTCCGTGGGTGGCGCCCACACGTTGCCGAGCACATATTCCCAATGCCATGACTCAAAGCCGGGTTTGCTGGGGTCGCCAGTACCTATGTACCAGCCAAAACGGTTGGCGTTTTTGATAAGCCAATTAAAGGTTTTGCCGGTGCAGTTAGCGAAGTCGACAGCGAGTCCCCAACCGTGGTTAGAACCTTTAACGCCTGTCGGGTCGGGTGCCGCGCATGGTGCCATGCCTTTTTTCAAGTACCACGTTTTGCCTTCAAATGTGCGTGTAATGCCGCGTGTGTCGTCGGTGGGGTTTGGGCTGTAACGCTGCATAAACGCGTTGTATTGGACGCTGTACGGCCTGTATGTGTCAACGGTTGATGTTGGTTTGAGTTCTACGCCAGCGGCTTTGGCTGCGTTTAACATGTGTTTGTAGCTGCGTACCGCGGTTTTGTGTAGTTTGCCACCCGGTACGGGGGCTAGTAGTTCGTCGGGTAGTTGCCCGTTTTTATGGCCGGCTAGGTCTTTTGGCAGTTTAATTTTTTGGGTGGGGTACATGTCATACCGACCTGTCAAGCACTCGTACGTCTTCGGTGCCGGTAGCGATAATGGCGTAAATGGTTTGGCGTTGGGGCACATAGACGGATAGTGGGACGGCGTTTTTTTCTGTTCTAAAACCGTCGGCTTCGGTCACGTTCGCGTCTCCTAAATAGACGGTGCCGTTGCCTATGACGTGTATTTGTATTTCTCGGTTGAAGCTGCGTACCGCGCAAATGGGGGCGGCGGTGGTGCCTATGGTGTATTTGGTGCTTTTCACTCTGGCTTGTCCTTTGGTTTATCTTTCAGACCGTTAGCGCTCAGCAGGCCAGCAAGCGAGCCGGTGAGAAATAGCAGTAGCGGCTGCAAGGTTGCCCACGCGCTTTTGTCATTGTCTGAAACCTCAAGCGGCTGGGTCACAAATAAAAGGCCGTATAGCAGTGACATGGTGGCTACAACAAACGTCAGTGATAGCGCGCAAGCGACAATGAAGATTAGGCGGGCTTTTATTTGCTCGCTGGTCATGCGCTCGGGTCGCCGTGGTGGCGGAATTATAGGCATTTAGTTTCAATGGCCTGTCGAGTGTCGCCCATGCTGGCGGTGTCAACGGTGATGGTGGTTGAGCGGAGGGCTTTGTTTTTGGTTAGTGGGGGGCAGTTGACGCGC